AAAAACTATTACTTTAAAAGCCAATGAATTCTTAAATGTTGGAGGAGGGAAACTCTGGTTTGTAGATAAACAACACGCAGAACAGCATCTTGAACAGCTTCCAACGTCTAAAGAATACCATATAAAGAATAGATTAAACGATTAATAAATAGAAATACCGTTGCTGTATGTAGGTTAATACTCAACGGTATTTTTACATCTAACCGAATTACTTACTTAATTCATAACTAATTGATATTATTGGATTACACTTGGGTTGAATGACACGCCCCCTAGCTGGTAAACGTAATATTTTAATTAGATTAAACTAGATTGTCAGCCAGAGCCTATTAAATGGTTTTATGTGTGGCGTATAAGTTAATACAAAGAATGTATTACTAATTTACGGTAGATTATAACAAGGTAATTGTCTTGATTGGACTTAATAAAAAAATAAATTAAAATTTACTGTATAGGCTAGGCAAGGGACACGGGGGGTACCAGTACTTGTATATGCAATGCCGATAATAATTTTGGGAAAATGGGGGTTTAAACCAGTTGCTGTCCGTGGCTGTACCTAAGTAAGACCCCGTTGCTGTTTATAAGTATACCTATATATATGCTCCCCCAAAGGCTTACCTTTTATTATACACCCCTATGAGCAACCTGTCAAGCAAAAAATAAAAATACATAAAGTTCTTGACAACTATGCTATACAGCTGTATAATAATAACATAAGGCATAAACTTCGTTCAGGTCTCACCAATTACAACACAGGGATGAACAGGGGACAGCAACCGTTTATGCTGGTTTCCAACTTAACACAGCAACAGAAATGAATCAAGGATTACTAAAAGAAAAATCCAGAGAGCTCACCGAAAAACAGCAATCGTTCTTAACTGAATTATTCAAGTGCGGTGGTAATATTACAAAGGCACTAGAGCTGGCTGGTTACAAGCCATCTTCTAGACAGCACGTATTACAGTCTCTCAAGGATGAGATTATAGAACAGGCAAAGGTAGAACTTGCAGCACACTCGGTTACAGCAATCAATCGTGTAGTTGAGGGTATGAATGATGTAGGTGAACACCCTAGAGCAGAGTTGCGATTGAAGGCTGCACAGACACTTCTCGACAGGGTCGGTCTGGGCAAACAAGAGAAGATTGATGTAGAAGGTAAGTTACTTCACGGTGTGGTATTGATGCCAGCTAAGAAGGAGATGCCAGTTGTAAACGTGGAGGATTGATTATGGGAGATGACGAATATAATAAAAAACCACAAATAGTGGTAATAGAATTAGATGGCACGCAAAGGATATTAGATGAAAATAATCCTGATGACAGAAAACTTATATTTAAACAATTAGGTTTGAGACTTGCAACAGGAGATAAGTCAGGAGATAAAAAGGCACTAGGCGGTGCAATACAAAAGATAAAGAAGAAAAGAAAAAAGAAAAGACTAGGTGGTAAGATCACCTATAATTACTAGACATGAGCATAGCCTGTTTGGTATTGGATTTCGTGACGAAAGAGTATTACACGATTAGTGAACTAGAGAAGATACAGAAGGATAGAAAAAAACAGCAACCGTTTAACTCGAAAGAGTCGGAAGTAGGGAAGACCGAAGAAACGCACTAACTTTAATTAGGAGGTGTGTTATGAGTAAGCAATTTTTATATTGTTTATTACAAGAGAAAAAAAGGATTGAAGAAAGTAAAATCTTAAAAGCATTATGCAAATAAGAAACTTTAAAAAACAGAGGAAGGGTATGAAAGTATGGTTGATCCAGTTACGGCACTGGCTACAGCAACTGCAGCTTTTAACGTCATTAAGAAAGGCTTTGAGGTGGGTCGTGACGTGGAAAGCATGTATGGAGATATGGGTAGATGGATGGGTGCTTGCTCCGATATCAACCAAGCTCAAAAGATGTCGCAGAAGCCTCCGCTATTTAAAAAGATATTTGCGGGTGCGTCTATTGAAGAGGAGGCGTTAAATGCTTTCGCAGCTAAGAAAAAGGCTCAAGCGATGGAGAATGAACTTAGGAATTTCATTAACCTTGCACATGGGCCGAATGCATGGAATGAACTTTTGCAAATGCAAGGAAAAATTAGAAAACAAAGACAAGAAATGATTTACAAACAGCAAGAGAGACAGAGAAAGATGATAGAGATATCTTCTATAACAGTGGTAGCATTACTAGCAGCAGCCATGATGGTATGGATTGCCACAGCAGTAGCTAGTAAAGTAAATGCACACGAACTCTGTGGTGAGTTCAAAACGGGCTACGCCATCTGTATAAACGAAGGATACGATCAGGCACACGCTAGTATGTTTGGTAAGAGGTTTCCTAAACACGAGAGATATATAAGTTGCAAGCTGTCGGAGTATAGAACATACAGCAGCAACGATATGGAAGGTATGCAATGTAGATACAGATTTCCTAATCAGGATAGTTTTACTATTGTTACCTATGAGGGTATGTGCCCTGAACAGTTGACATGTACGGTGAGTAATTGAGAAGAACAACATCAACCATCCCATTTGGATATGAACTATCCGAGGATGGAAAAGAATATATTCCTATAGAGAAAGAGTTGGAATTGTTAGAAAAGGCGTTTACATTCGCAAACAGCTGTGGGCCTGCAAAAGCTGCGAGATGGCTAAGTGTAGCATCGGGTAGGAAGATATCAAACCCCGGTCTGACAAAGCGAATGAAAATAGGTGTACATTTAGATAAATGACAGAAGAACAGAAACCAAAAAGAGGTAGACCTCCCAAGAAAGAGGGAGAACCTAAGACGAGTTATAACTGGTCTAGAAAGATGAAGGCCAGATTGGCTACTCAGAGACAGCTATCTGAAAAGAAGCGAAGAGCTGAAAGACTGACGAAACAGGCTAAGAAAGCGAGGCGTTCAGCCAAGGAAGCTCAAGAAGCTGCTGTCAAGGTGGACAATGCTCTGAAGGGAAGACAGAAGTCCGTCAGTGTGATCACAGATGAGGACTTGAAGAGGGTGCCTCAAGCTGTACGTGAGCATTTACAGCACCATGACGTAGTATTCAGGGCTAACGAAGGCCCACAGACTATGTTCCTTGAGTCACCTGAAAGAGATGTCTTATACGGAGGAGCAGCAGGAGGGGGAAAATCCTATGCATTACTAGCAGATGTGCTGCGAGATGCATCAAATCCCAACCATAGGGGCTTGCTGTTAAGAAGAACACTGGCAGAATTGACCGAATTGATAGACAAAAGCAAGCAACTCTATCCAAAAGCGTTCCCCGGAGCTGTATTTAAGGAGGCAAAGTCCATCTGGCAGTTCCCATCAGGTGCTAGGATATGGTTTTCATACGTAGATGATGACCGAGACGTGACTAGATACCAAGGACAAGCGTTCAATTGGATAGGAATAGACGAAATTACACAGTATCCCACACCGTATGTGTGGAATTACTTACGTTCTCGACTGAGAACAACAGATAAAGACTTAGGAATGTACATGAGATGTACAGCAAACCCCGGAGGAACCGGTGGTTGGTGGGTAAAGAAGATGTATATCGACCCAAATCCACCAAATGACCCCTTCTGGGCTAAGGATTTTGACACTGGTAAGGTTTTAAAGTACCCAGTAAACCACCCAAAGGCCGATCAGCCGTTATTTTTACGCAAATTCGTGCCTGCGAGGTTGACAGACAACCCATATCTGTTTGATGACGGTCAATATGAGGCGATGTTGATGTCTCTACCGGAAATAGAGAGAAAAAGGTTGTTAGAAGGTGACTGGGACGTAGCAGATGGCTCTGCTTTCACTGAATTTAGCCGTGAGACACACGTTGTAGAGCCGTTTGATGTGCCATCTGGCTGGACTAGGATACGATCAGGCGATTATGGGTATTCTTCACCCTCATGTATCCTCTGGGGAGCCATAGATTGGGACAATAACATATGGATTTATAGAGAACTCTATGTAAAAGGGTTCACAGGAGAAAGGTTAGGAGATTTGATAGTACAAATGGAAAGAGAAGACCCACCAATGCAGCAAACAACGCTGGATTCTTCCTGTTGGAACAAAACAGGCTTAGGGCCTTCTATTGCCGAGACTATGATACGAAGAGGAGCACGATGGACACCAGCGGACAGGAACAGAATTGCAGGGAAGATAGAAGTCCACAGGAGATTAGCCTGTGATGACCATGGTACTCCTAGGCTTCGCTTTTTTTCTACGTGCAACAATACAATCAGGACTCTACCTACACTACCTATATCTAAAACTAACCCTGAAGATGTGGATACGAAAGCTGAAGATCATGCTTATGATGCGTTGAGGTATATGGTAATGAGTAGAACTCTGATGAATGTGCATTCTCCACATAGGATGATGAAGCAGACACAGCAATATGAACCACAAGATCAGATATTTGGGTATTAGTAGATGGCAGAAAGAGTAATAGTAAATGATTTATATGAAGGTTTCTTTCCTAACGGAGACATACCTTCTTTAAAAGAAATACAAGAAAGAATTACTGGTAAAAATTTTACCGTTAGAGACGCTATTATATTAAAAGCATATAATGATGGTATGATCTTTGGAGAAATGGCGGATATTACTGCAAATAAAAATGTTGTAGAAATGTTACAAGATAAATTTCCAAGAAGTAAATCAGGAGGTGGAAACGCTAGTG